GAAGGTGGTAGAGGAACAGAAATTACTACACTGCCTGGTGGACAGAATTTAGATGATATTGCAGATATAGAATACTTTAAGAAGAAACTATATCAATCACTAAACGTCCCTGCCTCTAGAATGGAATCAGACAACGGATTCAATATGGGTCGTGCGTCTGAAATTTCTAGAGACGAACTTAAATTTAATAAGTTCACAAACAGACTTCAGAAGAAGTTTGCAAGAGTTTTTACAGATATTCTTAAGACACAATTAGTTCTTAAGGAAATCACAACTGGAGATGAATTTGATAATATCAAAGACTTTCTTCAGTATGACTTTGCAACCGACAACCATTTTACAGAGTTGAAGGATGCAGAGATAATAAGAGAGAGATTAGATACTCTCTCAAATATTTCCGACTATGTTGGAGAGTATTTTTCTAAGGAATATGTTAGAAAATACATTCTAAGACAGACGGAAGAAGACATTAAATTAATAGACTCACAAATCTCAAAAGAAGGAGATAGTGGTGAGGACAATGAAGGAAGTGATAGTAATGACTTCGGAGGATTTTAAAAATGAGTAGTGAAATTGCAAAAGAAATAGTAGACTCAATTGAGAGTGGTAAGTTAGATACTGCGAAAGACCAAATATTTACTGGTATTAAACAGAAATCTGCAGAATCTATCGATATGAAAAGAGTTGAAATGCAAGTAGATTGGATGGATAAAGTTAACGAACCAGCTGGTGAAGTAGAATAACTGATGAAATCCTTTGCAGAAATCACTGTTGAGTTAAACGAAGCAAAGTTTAAATTGCCTCGTGGACATAAAGAACTCAAGAGAGATGTTGTAAAAATAGGTGGTAAGGATATAGTAATCACTTACACTGAATATCGAGGTAAAGTTCATGTCTACATAGACGGACAAAGTTTCGGTGGTGCAACATACAAAGATTTAAAATCTGCTGAGAAAGAAATGAAATCCATGAAGGAAGTTATTAAAACAATGTCGGAAGAAGAAAATATAGACATAGAGGAAATTTTCAATGAAATTAATATCAGAGTTTAATAATTACAGTGTTTCTCCAATCATAATTGAGGAGAACGACAAAGGACAAAAAGAATACTTCATTGAAGGTGTCTTTATGCAAGCCGAAATCAAAAACAGAAACGGCCGTGTATACCCTAAAGAGGTTATGCAGAAAGAAGTAAAAAGATACGTCAAAGAATTCGTAGAACAAGATAGAGCATTCGGTGAGTTAGGACACCCTGAAGGCCCTACAATTAATTTAGACAAAGTTTCACATATGATTACCAAACTAGAAGAAGATGGTAATAACTATGTGGGACGTGCAAAGATTTTAAGCACCCCCAATGGTCAAATCGTAAGAAATTTGATTGATGATGGTGCTAAATTGGGAGTATCATCTCGTGGACTTGGTTCACTAGAACAAAAAGGTGGTGCTCAATATGTAAAAGATGACTTTCAACTTGCTACAGCAGGTGACATTGTTGCAGACCCGTCTGCACCTGAAGCTTTCGTTAACGGAATCATGGAAGGTGTGGAGTGGATTTATCAACATGGTAGACTTACTGCTCAAGAAATTGATGAGATGCATACCGAAATTAAGACGGGAAAATCACATAAATTGGAAGAAATCACTATAAAATCATGGAAAAGGTTCGTTGAGAGTCTTTAACATATAAATAAAAAAGTAAACTCAAACAGGAGAAAAACATGGCAGAGTTAGAAACAAACCTAGATACAGTTAAAGAAACTGTAGATGCATTAGAGGAAGGTCAACAGCCTAACGCTAAAGCAGAAGATGGTGACAAGAAGCCAGTAAAACAAGGGTCGTCCGACGCTGAGAAAATCGAAAGCGGAAAGGGTGATGTCGTCAAACCTGAAGAAAATCCTGTTGACAAAGCTGTTGCATCAGTAAAATCAGCTGAAACAGCACCTTCTAACGAAGGTGATGCTCAGAAGAAAGGTGCATCAAAACCTGAAAAGGGTGATAAACTCAAAGAAGGTGAAGAAGATTCTAAGAAAGATGTTGCTACAACATCTAAAATGGAGAACATTAAAGCTATCGTCAACAATATGAAGGAAATGACTAAAGAAGAACTTCAAAAAACTTTTGGTAGTATATCAGAAGACGAAGTTGACGAAACCTTGACAAAAGCAGAAGTCGCTAGAAAAATCGTTGAAACACTAAAATCTATGAATGAAGCAGAAGTTGCTAAATTTGCAGAGAAGTATGAAGACGAAGAAGAAGATGGGAAAGAAGAAGAAGTCAAAGAAGAATCTGTTGACGAAGAAACTTCTGCAGAACTCGAATCTTCATTAGTAGAGATAGAAGTAGAAGACGACCTATCTGCAATCTCAGAAGCACTTGACCTTTCAGAAGAAAATCAAGAAAAAGCTAAAACAATCTTCAAAGCTGCAGTGACTTCAAAAGTTGCTGAAATCAAAGAAGAACTTGAGTCTCAATACTCAGAAGAATTAAAAACCTCAGTAGAGAAAGTTAAAGGTGACCTTGCGGAAGCTGTTGACAAGTATCTTACTTATTGTGCAGATGAATGGACGAAAGAAAATGAACTTGCTATAGAAAGAGGTTTGAGGTCTGAGATGACTGAAAACTTTATCGAAGGATTGAAAACATTGTTCGTAGAACATTATGTTGACGTTCCTGAAGATAAGTATGACGTTATCGATGAACTCGCAAATCGTCTCGATGAGATGGAAGAGAAACTTGACAACGAAGTGTCTAAAAACATGGAAATTGTTGAAGAGAACGACCAACTTAAGAGAAGTGACGTGATAAGAGAAGCCTGTAAAGACTTGTCTGAATCACAAAAAGAGAAAATGGTATCATTATCAAATGGTGTAGACTTTAAAGATATCGAAGACTTTAGTGATAAAGTTCAAGAAATCAAAGAAGCTTACTTCCCAGTTGAAGGTGAATCCATCTCTGAAGACACTATAGTTGAAGAAGGAACTGGAGAAATCTCAGAAGAGAAAGAACCTGTTCTAGAACCTTCAATTGCTAGATATTCAGAGGCATTATCAAAACTTAAACCATTAGGTTAATTTAAAGGAGATTAAAAACAATGTTTTTATCAGAAAACTTACAAGATAAGTGGTCGCCGATTCTAGAACACTCCGATTTACCAAAAATCGAAGATAACTACAAACGTGCAGTCACAGCTGTTATCCTTGAAAACCAAGAAAAAGCTCTAAACGAAGACAGAGCTACTCTTGCAGAAGCAGCACCTTTAAATTCCACAGGCACAGGAATTTCTAACTGGGATCCAATATTGATTTCATTAGTAAGACGTGCTATGCCAAATCTCGTTGCATACGACATTTGCGGTGTTCAACCAATGACCGGCCCAACTGGACTTATCTTTGCTATGAAAGCAAGATATAACGATGACGTTGACGCTGATAGACTGAATACATCAGAAGCTTTACATAACGAAGCTAGAACTGATTACTCAGCATCTGCTCAAACAACATCAACTTCAGTAGGAAGCGACCACTCAGGAGACCCATTCAATGGTTCTTATGCGTCACAGACTTCTACAGGTATGTCTACAGCTTCAGCAGAATCACTAGGTGATGGTGCTGGAAACCATTTTGCTGAAATGGCATTCTCAATCGAGAAAGCTACAGTGACAGCAAAGTCAAGAGCACTAAAAGCGGAATATTCATTAGAACTTGCACAAGACCTTAAAGCAATCCACGGCCTTGATGCAGAATCAGAACTTGCAAATATATTATCATCAGAAATATTAGCAGAAATCAACAGAGAAGTTGTAAGAAGTGTTAACAACCAAGCTAAAACAGGTGCGTCAGCAACTGCAGTTGGTGGAACATTTAACTTAGACGTTGATGCTAACGGAAGATGGTCTGTAGAAAAGTTCAAAGGACTATTGTTCCAAATCGAAAGAGAATCAAATGTTATTGCTAAAGAAACAAGAAGGGGTAAAGGAAACTTTATTCTATGTTCTTCAGACGTAGCTTCAGCATTGTCAATGGCTGGTGTATTAGATTACGCACCTGCTCTTTCAACCAACTTAAACGTTGATGATACTGGTAATACTTTTGCTGGTGTATTAAACGGAAGAGTTAAAGTATACGTTGACCCATATGCTGGTTCAGACTACTTAACAGTTGGTTATAGAGGTTCAAACCCTTATGACGCTGGTTTATTCTATTGCCCTTACGTTCCATTACAAATGGTTCGTGCAGTTGGTGAGAATACGTTCCAACCAAAAATCGGTTTCAAAACTAGATATGGTATGGTTTCAAATCCATTCGTTGGTGCTACACCAGCAGACGGACTTGCTTCAGCAGGAACAAACCAATACTACAGAAAATTTGCAGTGTCAAACATTCTGTAAGACGAAAGTCTCATTCCTTAATCGGAATACTAAAAAGGTCTCTCACGAGACCTTTTTTTTTGCTTTCAAAAAGTGAGTGTTATTGTCAACCTAAATATAAGGTATCAATGATGATACAGACATAAACACACACACAGGAGGAAATTATGTCAAATGGAAAATCAGGTTATGAAATACGAGCCGACTTACTAAGTATGGCTCAGTCTATACTAATAGAAAACTTACAAAGGAAAAACGATGGGGTTTACACCCACAACGATAATCACCCTGATGATAAGAAACCATTACTTACTACATCAATCAATGCACAGGATATTATTGCCGTTGCATCTGAATTGAATGAGTTTGTTAATGAAAAATAACTATAAATAGTATTGTGGGGTGATATTATTCACCCCCTTTAGAAGGAAAAACTATGACAGATTATGAAAGAACAGTGAAAGTTTTAGAAGGCCCTTGGTCAACTAAAGCATTCCCTAATGGGGAAGAAACAACAGATGGTATAATAAACAGAAAAATTACCACACTGTATGAAAAAGACGGATACCTTTGTGAAGAGGTAGTCAATAGAGAGTATAGAGGTAATGATTACTTTGACACTTCAACAAATAAGAGAGTTTTAAAACTAAATGACTGAAATTAACAAATCAATACTCAATAAGAATAACTTTAGATTACTAATTGATAAAGTTCCTACAGTGGAATACTATGTTCAATCAGTAAATATCCCAGGCTT